GATATTTCCTCCCTTGAGTGCCTTTGTTATATTATGTGTAGTGGTAGTAGTTCCAACTGATTTTGACAATACTTGATTTTGTGGTACTCCGTATGATGTGGGTGATACTGATTTAGTCACAGTCATTTTATTCTACAAAGATCTATTATATATTACATCTAAAAAATAAAATTTAAAGAAATAAAAATAGTTTATATATATTTAAAACAAAACAACCAAAAATGGATGACGATGCTAGATTACAACTACAAAAAATGATCAAAGCAAATAATGTAGAAGATCAAACCGAATTAATTCGAAAATTAAAGCACAGTGAAGTTTTACGTAAAGACATTCAAAAAGTCATTGAAATTAAAAACAAATATCCTGGTGATATGGAAACCGCACATCTAGAATGCATCGTTGAATGCAATTTTTTATGCACCTATTACACTGACATATACAATAAAGTGCGTAAAGACGAAATTGACCTTACTATTCTTTATAAATTCTTAGGGGTATTAGAACAAATTGAACGAGGTGAATTGGATCAGCATGAAGGTTCATTTGCAATTGGAACATTGCTAAAAGAATTGTATATTGATAGTGCATTGAAAAAGGCAGAAAAATTGGATAAAGAAACAGAAACAATGAAACCAGTCATTAAACAAGCGGTAACTACCATGTCATGGAAGGAATTCAAGAATGCAAAATCTGCGTCATAAATCAAACATCATAAGAAATACAACATAAAGATATGTATATTATATAGTTAAGATCACAATAAGATAAGATAAAATAAGATGCTAATCACAAAACTATTAAAATTCGTATTTACAACTTCTCTAAAATACAGTATCGATGAATCCCATGGTTTAACCCATAGTATGAATGTTCTAAACTTCGCGCATAATATATACAAAAATGAATTGTATAAATATCCACCAATCCAAGAACATGAGCGCATTATATACACGTCCGCCATTGTTCACGATATGTGTGATAAAAAATACATGAATCAAGATGAAGGTATAAAAGAAATTGAATGGTTTTTGCAAGATAAACTTAGTTATAAAGAATTGGATGTTACTAAACAAATCATATCTACCATGTCCTATTCTACAGTCAAAAAAAACGGATTCCCCAATTTGGGCAAATATCAGTTTGCGTATCACATTGTCCGAGAAGCTGATTTATTAAGTGCATATGATTTTGATCGTTGTATGATATTCGAATTAAATCGGCATAATTTTGATTTTTATAATGCATTTGATGATGCAAAAACGTTGTTTGATAATCGAGTATTTAAGCATAATGAACACGGGCTTTTTATAACCGATTATGCAAAATTTGAATCGCAAATATTACATGCAATGGCGAAAAAACGTATCGACGATTGGGAAAATATTATCATAAAAATGTAAAATCTTTTCAGAAATCAAAAAACAAAAAATAAAAAATAAAAAATTGAAATTAACTTCAATGTTTGTTGAATTTGCTAAATAGTAACAAATGATGATATATAATCAAAAAACCAAAGACAGGTATGAATTACTTGGTAAATATTATGGATATCCGAAATGTTGTATTGATAGTTTTATTGACGATACAAAAAGAACACAATCTCAAATATATGTAGACAAAGGATTAGGATTTATACCTTGTAATAATTGTGCTACCAAAATAATGAATGGTGAGAATACAATAGAACAATTAATAAAAAACAGAATTTTTAGTAAAGTATTTCCCACTACTTCTATGAAAAGAGAGAGAACTTGTAAATTACATGCTTTAATTTCTATCAATAATTATTATAAAAATTAACATATTTTCATAATAATTGACAAATTAGATAATAAATTCCACAAAACAATAAAAAATTGAAATCAAATTTGTTTATGTTTTTGTTATTATATAAAACAATCTGATCCCAACCGAAACAACCTGAATCAAACAGAAAAATGACAACAACAACATCAGTTCAAAAACAATTACTATTAAACGCAATTGGAAACAACAAACAATTTGTTAATGAATTAATAGATATGATAAAAAGTTTTGCTTTTTATGATACAAAAACATATAATACTATTTGCTCTGTAAAGCAAACAAAGGGTGAAGTAAATTATATTATGAAAAAAGTATTCTTATTTTATCGGTTTAATTATAGTGGAACGAATAATTTGCATTGTCATTGGGGTGTCGTATTTCATACACTAGATGACGAATTACCTAAAATTCATATAATTAGTGATACGTGTAATAAATGCGGAGACTATATTAATAGTTTGTATAATATAGATATTACTCTACATAAACCTAGAAGAATTATGTGCAAATGCCAAATTAATTAATTATTGTTGTAAAACTCAAACAAACACTAAACCAAAATAAAAAAAAATTGATTTACTATTTGTAATGTTTTTTTCAACAAAACTAAGACTAAGAATAAGACTAAGAATAAGACTAAGAATAAGACTAAAACAAATACAAAATGCATCTAGAACTAATAGACAAAATGGAAAAATATGATAAAATAAAAAGCGTTATACTACACGATATATTTAATGTGATTGTTCTATCTTTTATATCAATAATAAACACCACTTATTTACTGCTGGTTGTTACCAATATATACGATCATATATTCATAAATTTATTTCCCATAGTCATATATTCATTTATTGGATATATTATTATTGATAGTTTATTGATATATAACTATCCTGGTTGCGTAGTAAGTAAGCCTCGCGATTTATTACTACATCATGGGATTACATTTGTATTATGTTTGTCACCTATTATAGAACCGGAATTCGAATGGCATGTAGGACTTGCTATCACTGTAGAAATTCAAACCGTGTTTTTAACATTGAGCCGACTTATCATTGATAAAACAACGTTATTATATAAAATTATCAACATGATGTTTTATGCATCATTTATCATTTTCAGAATATTTGTATTTCCAATGCTTACAGTATATTATTATAAAACACAACAAAAATATTCCATAAAATGCAATAGTCAAATCAATATTGCTACTACCGCTGTAATAGGGTTTTCTATGATAACATTGATGGGATTTATGTGGATTTATAATTTCATTACAAAAAAATGTACCGTAAATATAAAAAATCACGTACCATTTTCTACAATTGACACCTCAAATAAAACAAAAATAGTGAAATTATCGTTTACATCTTGATAATATGCATTCATACAAAAATAATAATTACATGTGCGTTTTTCAGTCACATCAAAAAAAGTGAAATAAATTTTACAAAAGTTTTTTTGAAATTTGAAAAATGGACAAAAATAAATGTCCATTTTCTGTTTTCTAAAAAACTTTTTGCGAAAAACTATTTTTGTGACCATAATTGAAAATTAACGTCACAACACAAAAAATCTAATTTTGAGTTTGTTACCATAATTTTTTTGAAAACAATGCGTTTGAATACCTATGTTTTTTATCTACTTCCTATTTAGGAACAAAATGTCAGAAAAAAACCATAATAAAAACATACCAAAATTTTATTGTGAAAAATGTAACTTCAAATGCAGTATAAAGAGTGATATGGATAGACATTTATTGAGACGCAAACATATTCTCAATGTGAATGGACCTGATGGAACTCCAAAAAAACATAAAAAAACATACTCCTGCAATTGTGGTAAAAAATATAATACATCATCAGGTTTATGGAAACACCAACAAAAATGTACAAATGAATTAGACAAACCTGATAATTTGATTATAAACAAAGAAGACATAGTTATGCTTTTGATGAAAGAAAATAGTGAATTTAAAAATTTATTAGTAGAGCAGAATAAAATGATGATGGATATGATGAAAAATAATGTGGTTACTAATACAAATATTAATACCATTAATCAACATAATATTAGCCAAACTAACAGCAACAACAAAACGTTCAACCTGCAGTTTTTTCTCAACGAAACATGCAAAGATGCAATGAATATAACCGAGTTTATTGATAATATTTCTCTCCAGTTGGGCGATTTAGAAACCCTCGGTCACTTGGGATATGTAGAAGGTATATCGAAGATAATCATTAAAAATTTGAGAGCATTAGATATCGAAAAACGACCAGTTCATTGTAGTGATATAAAGAGAGAAATCATGTATGTAAAAGATCAAGACAAATGGGAGAAAGAAGAATCTGATAAAAATAAAATAAAACAAGTAATTAGTGCGGTTGTTAGTAAAAACCTGGGATTGTTGCCTGAATTTCAAAAAAAATATCCAGAATGCATGAATCCAGAATCGAAAAAATCGGATGAATACAATCAAATTATTATGGAGGCAATGGGTGGCGGACCTCAAGCAGGAATTAAAAATAAAGAAAAGATCATTAAAAGAATAGCAAAAGAGGTAACAATTGATAAGGAGTAAATACTTTTTATGTTATCCATGTTATCCATGTTATCCATGTTTTCTAAATTGGGGTATATTTCCCATAAAATGTGCCACGTCCATTCCAAGTATCTACCACTCTGACTGTTTGGTAGATTTGTAGTGATAATCCAGTTATATAAATCAATATATAACTGTTTGGGTAATTTTCTTATATTGTCTTTGTGTACTAGGAATTGTGCACTATTTCTATAAGATGTTGTTAAATCTAATTTCTCGAAAGGAATGTAATTGTTGAGAAACTGTTTATACCAACCTAGAAAATCATTTAACCACTTTTTTTCTTGGCATTCGCGTAAAACATTATTCATTGAATTACTACATTTGTCGTTAATGTTATAATATTTTTTTTTACTAGATATAGCTTCTTTATATTTATCGATTAAACTTCCAGAATGATGCCATGCATATTCATCATCATGAATAAAAAAGGTGTAATCTGATAGATTATCATAATGATCTATTATATATTTTAAATATACAGAAGCTTCATTCCCCTTATTAACAGGGACATTCAATGGATTATCTGGATTTTCTTTATCGTAAATCAAAATATTGATATTTTGGTTGTTGTTGATGCGATAAACAAAATCCACATTTTTTTTGTATCTTGAAACAACAATGTTTGTCTTGTTTGTTGTATTTTTCTTGTTTGTTCTGATAGATTTATGATTTGTTTGGTTATACATCATATATTTATAAAACAAATGAATATTTTGGTTTTATCGAATGGGGAGGCTTCCACACATATCATTTTCAAAAAAGTGAAATAAAATTCACAAAAGTTTTTTGGAATTTTGAAAAATGGACAAAAATAAATGTCCAATTTTGATTTTCAGAAAAACTTTTTGCAAAAAACACGTTTTGTGACCATAATTGAAAATTAAGCAATGGTCACCAAAATTTTAATGTTGTTTTTGTTACCATATTTTTTTTTAAAAAAGGCGCGTTTATTTTCTCACGATTTTATATATTGCTATTTTAGCAATAATGGCAATCGAGAAAATCGAGAAAATCGCGACTAAATATTTTTGTGAAAAATGTGACTATGAATGTTTCTATCTGAGTGATTGGAAAAAACATTCTGTTACGAAAAAACATTTAAGCAATAAAACAGCAATAATGGTAATCGAGAAAATCGAGTCAGGCAAAAACAATTGTGATTGTGGTAAAAATTTCAAATCATATTCTGGTTTATGGCGACATCAAAAAAAATGTAATTATGTGGATGAAAATAAAACGTCATTGGTGGACAATAAAAATATTGAAAATAATAATTTTGAAGCTATTACAAATATTTTAATTGATATAATGAAATCAAATCAGGAATTACAAAAACAAATGATAGAAGCAGTATGTAAAACAAATAATGATGTAAATTCAATTGTAAATAACAATATGCAAATTACAAATAATAATCAGACAAATTGCAATAATAAAACATTTAATTTGCAAGTTTTTCTGAATGAGAAATGCAAAGATGCAATGAATTTATCCGAGTTTATCGAGAATATTTCTCTCCAACTATCCGATTTAGAAAACATTGGAAAGCTAGGATACGTAGAAGGTATATCAAAAATAATCATTAAAAACCTCAAAGCTTTAGATATCGAAAAACGTCCAGTGCATTGCAGTGATATAAAGAGAGAAATCATGTATGTGAAGGATCAAGATAAATGGGAAAAAGAGAATGACGAAAAACAAAAGATAAAACAGGTGATTAGCAGTGTTGTTAGTAAAAACCTGGGATTATTACCGGCATTTCAGAATAAATATCCAGAATGCATGAAGTCGGATTCCAAAAAATCAGATGAATACAATCAAATCATCATGGAGACAATGGGAGGTGTTCCTGGTACTGGAGAGAAAAACAAGGAGAAAATAATCCGAAAAATAGCGAGGGAAGTGGTGATCGATAAAGAGTAATTATTTTTTTATGATCTATATATATAGATCATAAAAATAAACAAGTTATAATATGAGCGAAATTAATAGTGGAATGGATACTGTTACTAATATGGATACTACTGGTATGAGTAATTTCTTTTCAAATCCACGTTCAGATATTCCAATAACAGCAGAGTTTGCTCCAGAATATCCATACAAAATATTAGAGAATTTAACAAATGTAATTAATACTCAAGGTATTGAATTTAATAATATTATTAAATTTGTTAATGATCAAGACTGGAAAGATATGTATATATTGTACAATAATAAAAATGATAATAATAATAATAATAATAATACTAATTCATTATTATTTCAAAATGAGATAATAACATTTGCAAATACCTTAAATAGTGATTATAATAATGCTAAAGATACAATACAAAGTCTAGGATCAAGACAAGAAAGTAGCAAACTTACGAATTTATTTTTACAAAAAACAAATGAATTAGTAAGTTTCATATCGAACATATTAGACAATAATATTGATAAGGAAAAGATAAAACAAGAAAAATTATCAATTATTAACTTTTTAAAGTTAAAAATAGACAAAATATATGAAAACAATCCAGCATCGCTTTATTTATATGATTTAACAATAAATCAATATGATACAAACGATGCTTTTAAAAAAAAAATAGATATTCAATTAAAATATACGGAGTTAGGTGTTATATTAATGTTAAAGACTGAATTATTACATGATTTATCACCACCTGTATTAGATAAAGAAACTACTGGGAATTTACAAAATGATTTAAATAAGTTACTTGATCCAGAATCACCATTTATAGAATTATTAACTTATATAGATGAGAAAACTGGCCGTGAAAAATATATAACATATACCGAAGAAATTTCAACTGAGCTTATTTTATATATTTCATCACTACAAGGTATAAATAGAATATATAGACAAAATGATGTTGATACTGTTACACGTGACAATGAAAAAAAATTAGGTTCAAGTATATTACCTGCTATTTTTAACAACAATAATATATCTATAACATCTGATGCAGATAATACAGCTGCGTTGATATACAGTCAAATTAGTAAAAATATGAAATTAGAAAATAATACATCAAAAATATATCCATTTTTAGATTTAGACGCTGGTTCAGCACCTTCACTTCACGGTTTTACAGAGTCATTTGTTAGACAAGCACAATTAGAAAGATTAAAACGTGCAAATGATAATGATGAAAATAATAATGATAGTACTACAATACCAAATATAGCAGGTGTAAATATTACTATTAAAGATCCATCAGATCGTATAATGCTTACGATGGAAAATAACAATATTTTAAATGATCGAAATTATACAATAAATTGTAGAGGTTTTAATACTTTTACATTAAATGAATTGTCTATTACAAACGTAGCTGAAAAGATAAACAATCCACCTTACTCACTTAATACAACTTCAACTTCACAAAACAGTAAAAAGAAAAAAACAAATGAACAACCATCAGTTTTAAATATTGCAATTATTAAATCTATAGGGGATTTGATACCATATCAAGTTGTAAGTTTTTTTAGAGCCTTAAACCCAAGATCAAGTGAAGAAAATTTAAATGAATTATTAAATATTATTTCTTCTAGAGATTATAGTATGATATTTCAAATTATTAGTAACGTCCGATATTTTATAAATCAACAAGATAATACGGATAATTTGAATGATAAAAAAATTATAGTCGGTTGTAATTTATCTAATGCGAATGCTTTTTTCCCCTTTTCGAAAAAAATGAATACAATATTTTACTATATGTCAATAATAGTTA